GAGCTTGATTGGGCCATTCATGCCGCCGGCGCGATAGTCCTCGGTCTTGCGCGTGAGCTTGGGCGGCGTCAGCTCCGTCACCTGTCCGACGAACGACTCGCCGTTGTGGAACAGGTTGAACGCCTTCAGTTTCTTGGCCAATGCCATGTCTGCTACTCCTGGTTATGCCCGGTTCACGCCTGAATGCGCGATGCGAAGTCGGCAAGGTAACGGTCGGTGATGCGCTGGCGCAGCATCAGGTTTTCGATCGGCGGTACCGGCGTGTAGTCGTAGTCGATTGCCAGCTTCCCGGCTTTCAGCGTCTCGGGCGTGTTCACGCGGTCGTCGTACCAGGCCGAGCCGCCGAGCAGATACCCGTGCGAAATCAGCTCGCGGAACTTCGCGTTGATGCCTTCGAGGATGTCGCGTACCAGCGACGGGTGCAGCGGCTTGTCGACGTACAGCATGTGCGCTTCGGCCATCGTGTCGGCGAGCACCTGTGCGGTGCGCGTGTAGTTCTCGAACGCGAACAGCGGATCGTCGGCGCACGTGCGCGAGCCCCAGAACCGGAATCCCGTCTGATTGATGAGCGTGGTCACCTGTTGCTCGTTCAGATAGCCAGCATCGGTCGCCGGGTCCTGCAGGTCCCAGAACACGTCGTGGCTGATACCGGTCACGCCGTTGATGCCGACATTCGAAATGGTCTTGTGCCAGCCGATTTCCTCATCGATCTTCGCGCGCAAGCCGAGCGCGACGGCGGTCGCTGCGATCGGGCGCGACGCGTTCACGCTCGAGTCCCAGGCGAGCAGATCCGGCCAAAGCACCATCATTTCGCGCTGGCTGAACTGCCGGCGATACGTGGTCGCTTCTTCCTTCGTCGCGGCGCCATTCGCGCACACATAAGCGAAGCCACGCAGCTTCTGCGCGAGCGAGCCGAAAGCGGCCGCGACGGGGCGCGTGTCGAGGCCTGGTGCGCCCAGGATGCGAGGCTTGACGCCGAACTTCGCCTGCGCGGCAAGCAGCGCCCGCATGCCGGTGTACTGGCCGGTGGCACTCACGCCACCGATTACGTTCGTCGTAGTCGCGTCGTCGTCCTCGGCTTCGGCCACGCGCACCACAACCGTGACGGGCTTGGTTTGCGCGGCAATCGCGTCGAGCGTACGCGCGAGCGTGCCCTTGCAGCCGGCTTTGCCCGCAGCTTGCTGCACGTCGGTCACAAGTACCGGCGTGTCGAGCGGGAAGGTTGCGGGATCGGCGTCAACCGCGGTCGCGACGAGGCCGACGACGGCCGTCGAGACGGTGCGGATCGGACGCGTGCCTTCGTTGATTTCGAGCACGCGAACGCCGTGGTGGTAGTCGGTTGCCATGTAGGTGCGCTCCTGTGGGGGTTGATCTTCTCGGGCCAGCAGCGGATGCGTCAGACGACCTTGGCGCCCGCGAACAGATAGCGGTTCGTCGAGCCGGGAATCTGAGTCGGGTCAGGGTTGGCGGGGACCGACGCGCAAAGCGCGCGCTCGGCGAAGGCGAACGCGTCCTCGCCCGCATTGGGCAGCTCGTTGAGGGTGATCGAGATGTAACCGATCTGGGACTTGCCAGCGCGATACGTCGCCGCGCTGTAATAGCTGTCGATCGCCACGATTGTGCTTTGCGCGGACGCGTCGAGCGTCACCTGGCGCACAGTGTGGTGGTCGGCCGGCACGCCGATCGAATCGATGACGACGGATTTCTTCAGTGCCATGGGCAATGCTCCTGATGATGAGGTAGAGGGATTTACTTAGGCGCTTGCGGCCAGTAGATGAAACTCGGCCAGCGGTCTTGCTCCGGGACCTCACGCAGCAGTTGCCGGTACTCGGCCCAAATGTCGCGGATCGCGCGAGGCACGTCAGGCAACTGCGACCAGTCCGAGTCCCGCAGCAGCGCGTCGCGCGTTGCGCGGGCTCTTGCCGCGAGCTCGTCATCGCTTGGGTGCTCATACGGCGCGATCCGACCAAAGTGGCCGGCCACGCATCGCATGAAGATGGCGCGGCCGTGCCGCTCCGGGTCGGTCGGCGTTGCGTTGAATGGCATGTGATCGGGTGATCCGGCAAAGCGGACGCGGCACAGGATCGCGCTGTGTTCGGCGTTCGCCCATTTCGGCTCACGCACGTCGGTGTAGGTGGTGGTACGGGTCATGAATGTCTGCATGCGAGAACAAAGACGTCGCCACCCGAGGAGTACTGCCCCATGCTCATCCAGACGCCGGGCGCACCGGGGTCAGTAAACGCGTCGCCGATGTTGGGGTGGCCGCGGCGGAAGATGCGGTAAGAGCCGACCCCGTTGACGTCGACTACCGAGCGCGGTGCGAAGAAGTTGCTGCCGCTGGTGTGGGTGACAAGCCAACCTTGCCATTGGCCGTCGACGTAGGCATTCAGATGCCCACCCTGCCACTGGACGTTGACCTGGTGAGGGGAGTCGTTGAGCACATAGCCGTGGCCTGCGTGGCCGGTGCGCACGGGAACGCGAGCATTGAGCGCGTCGTTCATCCAGCCAAACGCCGGCGTCCAGAAATTGCCGTCGTCCTGAAAGCGGGCCGCCCATGCGCCGCCCGAGCCGACAAAGCCGACCGTTCCGTCGTTGTGGTGAACGCAGCGTTGCTGACCATTGCCGTTGGCGCTGTCGAGGAGCACATAGGCGCCGCCCACTGTCAGCCGGCCGCGCATGCCCGAGTTGCCAGTGCGCGTGTCAAACCAATGCGAGTACTCGCTCGACGGCACCGTCTGTCCGCTGATCGATGGGCCGAAGCCAATGCCGTACCAGGAGCGCAACTGAATGTTGTTCGCGTGCTGAGACGCGCTATCGCCGTTACCCGGCCCGACATAGTTCGATTCGGCACCTCCGCCCCCGTCGGTCGCTTGAAAGCCGACGGGCGCGTCCGCGCGCAGCTTTGTGCCTACGCGCACCTCCGAGCCATCAATGGCATACGCGATCGGTGTCGCCTTCCAATCGCCCGATCCATCACACGACTGGAGCTCACACATTCCGACCGAATCGTTGACGGCAAACCGCATGTGGCCCTTTGCGCCGACCACGTCCAGTTCGGGCGCCAAAACGCGCCCACGGATTCGCCCCCCGTCCTTGTCAAATTTGGCATCGAGTGCGCTTTGCAAACCCATCACGTTCGCGACGACGTGCGTGTGGTGAGCGTCGGCCTTCTTCGCAAGCGCCGGCGCAAGAGCTGATTGCAGGCCGACCGGCGTCACCGCGCGCGAGGCGTCGGTGCCAGCGATCGTTTCCTCGTTCGTCGCCAACTCGACGACACCCTGGAGCTCGGTAGTGGCCGGCGGATTGGCGAACGACGCGTCGCCGAACACAAGCGTTGCCGCGTCGATCGATGCGAATTGAAGGTCGGCTGAGAGCAGCAACAACGCGTCCGGCGACTTCTCCATGATCGGCATCCGCTGGCCGTAGAGCGCGACGAGCGTGCCGTCCTCGAGGTAGAGGCCAAAGCCGTACAGCGTGAATTGATCCGCGCTGTCATCCTTGATCGTCACGTGAAGCGTGTCGTCCGCGACGTTGGTACCGGCGAACGTAGTGACGCGTTTGTACTCGTGCGGCAGCTCGGTCATCTCCTTGTCGGCGACAAAGGGCGCCGTGGCGAGCCCGATTTCGACAAGCTGGTGCGCGTTGGTGCCATCGTTGCCGGGCGCGACAAGCGCTGCGCGACCGGCATCGGTGACGGTGATGAGCGTTCCGGACATGTTCAGAGCTCCGAGAGAGTGAGGCGGCGGTACAGAGCGGGCCGCGCGGCGGCCGCGACGCGCTGCGTACCCTGCAGCGCAAAGCACTGCGTGAGCGTGTAATGCGCGCGCACGGGCTTCGCGCGGTCGATTTCCGCGATGATGTCGGCGACGTAAGCGGCTGTGAGCGGCAGGCCTTCTTGAGCGGCGACGGTCATCACCACGTCGAAGGTGCCGGGCGGGCCGGGCGGTTCCAGCTCGAACCATTCGCGCAATGCGACGTTGCCGCCATACGCGGCGACGACTTCGCGCACGGCCGCGGCGGTGCCCTTTTTGCGGGCGATCTGGATCGCGGCTTTCACGCGCGCACGCTTGATTTGCTCGGGCCAGTAGTCTTTCCACGCGTCGACGGCCAGGTGCCACGCCAGCCACGGCAAAAGCGGTGTCGGGATCTTGTCCGGGTTCATCAAATCCG